CCTATGTGCCTTGGAATATTCATCCACCCAATATCAGTCATGATCGTCTTTCGCTCTCCTGGGGCTAGAGAGTTAGCTTTTGGGGCATATAAATCATATCCCGCTGACCCTACTGTAGCTCTCTTTGGATTTAATGCATCATGGCTTAGTTTCACAAATTTCATAGTTTATCCTCACACTCTTCACAGAGTTCTTCTTCGTCATCGTTAAGATCCGCAGCACACTCTTCACAGAGTCTTACTGGCTCATCACACAAAGGTGAGCTAGGATCATTAGAGTATTGGTTAATATCATCTGGATAGTTGCTCATATACGGCTCCCTATAGGATAATTACCAAATACACGCAACGGAGTTGCATATTGTGTAACCAACTATTTATGGTATATTAATATCTATATACGTCAAATTACCCAATAGGATAAATTAATGCTTACAGAAGATACCGGAGAAGAGAGAGAGGTAATCTCCAGTGATGATAATAAGCCTCTTACCGATTGGGCGAATCCTCCTACCCTAGAAGATTTAAAGGCTGACCTAGAGGAAACCAGAAGTAGTCATGATACCCAAGTAGCTAAGATACAAACTTGGTTAGATAATCTGAATATAGCTGGGGCAGCTAAACCAAAAACACGTAAAGGCCGATCTCAGGTTCAGCCTAAAGTTATTCGTAAACAGGCAGAGTGGAGATACGCTGCTCTGAGTGAACCTTTTCTTAGTACAGATGATATATTCAATACGTCTCCTGAATCATTTGAAGATAAAGAAGCTGCTATTCAGAATGGATTGGTTCTGAACCATCAATTCAATAACCGGTTAAATAAAGTCCAGTTCATTGATGATTACATACATACTGCTACTGATGAAGGTACTGTTATAGTACGGGTAGGCTGGGAATCTGAGGAGCTTGTAACCAAAGAAGATAAACCGATCTTTGAGTATAAACTAACTAATACACCTAAAGCACAGGCACTCCACACTGACCTACATGCCATGATGGAGAATGAACCTTGGCTCTATAAAGAACAGTCAGAGGAACTTCAGGAGGTACATCAACTCACTATGGATTCAGGTGAGTTATATATGCCTGTTCCTACAGGTGAGACTGAGGAAGTCGAGACGGTAGAAGTATTGAAGAACCAGCCTATAGTGGAGGTATGTGATTATAGAAATGTCCATATTGATCCAACCTGTAGAGGTGATTTAGATAGGGCAGCTTTTCTGGTCTTTAGTTTTGATACCTCACTTTCTGCACTTGAGAAAGATGGTAAATACCATAATCTTGATTCAATTAATGTAGAGAACAGTTCTATATTGAGTGCTCCTGATCATGCAACTAAAGATGATAATGCAGCTAACTTTAAATTCAAGGATAAGGCACGTAAGAAGATTGTGGCTTATGAGTATTGGGGATATTGGGATTTCAATGATACAGGTAAGACTGAACCATTTGTCGCTACATGGGCAGGTGATACCCTTATTCGTATGGAAGAGAATCCATACCCAGATAAGAAAATTCCTTTTGTAATTGCTGCATACTTACCTATTCGTAGATCTGTATACGGTGAACCTGATGGAGCATTACTGGAAGATAACCAGAAACTCATAGGTGCAGTTACTAGGGGTATGGTTGACAGTATGGCTCGAAGTGCTAATGGACAAGTTGGCTCACGTATGGATGCATTGGATATAACCAATAAAAGAAAATTTGATGCAGGTGAGGATTTTGAATTCTCTCCCGCTGTTGATCCAAGACAAGCATTTCAGATGCAGGTATATCCAGAGTTCCCACAATCAGCACAGATAATGTTACAGATGCAGAATGCTGATGCAGATAGCCTCACAGGGATTAAAGCATTCAGTGGGGGCATTACAGGTGCTGCATTAGGAGAGAACGTAGGGGGCATTAAAACAGCCTTAGATGCGACTGCTAAGAGGGAGATGAATATTCTCCGTAGATTGGCAGCAGGCATTAAAGAGATCGGTCAGAAGATTATCAGTATGAATGGTGAATTCCTCTCTGATGAGGAAGTGGTTCGAATCACCAATGAAGAGTTTGTAACTGTCAGACGAGATAACCTTAAAGGTAATTTTGATCTGAAGTTGGATATAAGTACTCCTGAAGCAGATGCCTCTAAAGCAGAAGAATTGGCTTTCATGTTACAGACTATGGGTAACAATATGGATGCTGGTTTGAGTAAGATGATTCTTACTGATATTGCACGATTGAGAAAGATGCCTACACTTGCTAAGGAGATAGCTGAATATGAGCCTCAGCCTGACCCTCTGGCACAGAAAAAGGCAGAGCTTGAGATAGCCTTACTTGAAGCACAAGTTGCTACAGAGCGTTCTAAGTCGCGTGAAAATCAAGCAGGTGCTATACTAGATGAAGCTAAGGCAGCTAATCTAGGGGCAGACACTGATAAACAGAACCTAGATTATGTGGAACAAGAGTCTGGTGTAACCCAAGCCAGAGATCTTGAGAAGCAAGGTGCTCAGGCTGAAGCCAATGCTGATCTTGAATTGGTTAAACATGCATTAGGTGAAGAAGCCAAGAAAACAGAACAACCCAAAGGAACATCATAGTTCCATAATTATCTCTGCTCTTAGGTGAGCGAGGACACACGTAGAGGAATACCCGAATGGCAACTGTCGAACAAATTGAAGTAAGTATTGAAACCGCTAAAATTGCTGTTGCAAAGCGAGATGCCTTATTGCGTCTTAGTAAGAATCCTGATTTTAAACTAGTAATTGAGGATGGTTACTTTGTAGAGGAATCTAAGCGATTGGTATTACTGAAAGCATCACCTGCAATGGGTAGTACAGAACACCAAGAGAATATTATTAAAGCTATTGATGGTATTGGTTCCCTGTTTCAGTATTTGGTAGCTACCACGCAAACTGGTGAACAGATGGAACGCTCTCTTAAAGCTGATGAGATCACTCGTGATGAGCTTTTAGAAGAGCAGGTGTAACATGACTGACGAATCTAAAGAAGTCGCACAGGAGGCTGTAAATCCATTAAGCATGTCCGATGAAGCTGTAATGGAGATGCCTGACTATATTCCCCCAACAGAGGAAATACCTTCAGAGGAAACTACTGAAGAAATACTAGAAGACGATACTAATAATTCTGATGAATCTAATACAGAAATTGTTGATGATGAAGAAGGAGAAGAAAGTGAGGTTGACGAAACTACTGAAGATGATGAAGGATCAGTGGAAGAACAATCCGATGATACAGAAATTAAGGACTCTGTTGAAGGTGACGATAGTGATGGGGGTGATCTTTCTGATGCTTCCAGTACTGATGACGATTCGTCTAGCCTGAATTTTGAAGATGAACATAAAAAGTTATTGGCTCCATTCAAAGCTAATAATAGAGAAATGCAAGTTGCCAATGTAGATGAAGCTAGAAAGCTTATGCAGATGGGAGCTAACTATACTAAGAAGATGACGGAATTAAAGCCTAATCTTCGTATTATGAAAATGTTAGAGAATCATCAATTATTAGATGAAAAGAAATTAAATTACTTAATAGACTTGGACAAGAAGAATCCTGAAGCTATAGCCAAACTTATCAAGGAAAGTGGTCTTGACCCGCTTGATATGGATACAGATAAGGATACTTCGTACCAGCCCAATACTTACACTGTAGATGATAAAGAAGTTGAGCTAGATACAATTCTTGGCGATATCCGAGGAACATCTAGTTATACCCAAACTGTCGATATCATAGGCAATAAGTGGGATGAATCTAGTAAGAAAATTCTTGTAGAGACTCCAGAACTTATAACCATTATCAATGATCATGTAGGCTCAGGCGTATATGAACAAATAACTTCGGTTATAGAACGTAAGCGTATGCTGGGTGAACTTAAAGGAGTTTCGGATCTAGATGCATATAAGCAAGTAGGAGACGATATTCAATCTAAGGGAGGTTTCAATATTAAGCCTACCTCAGCACCTGAGATCGTTAAACCAAAAGCTAAGAAAGCTGTGAATCCAAAAGCCAGTAAAAGA